TGGTGGACAGCCTGCCGATGCTCCTTGACGCAGCCTTACAGCTTATCACAGGGCTTGCCCAGGGACTATTGGACGCACTGCCCGTGTTGATTGCCGCTCTGCCGGAGATCATCAACGGCATCATTACCTTTTTACTGGACTCCATCCCGCAGATCATTGAAACGGGCATCCAGCTTCTGACTTCGCTGGTGACTGCCTTGCCGGATATCATTATGGCAATCGTGGAAGCCATTCCGAAAATCATTGACGGTATTATCAATGCGGTGCTAAATGCGATACCGCTCATTATTCAGGCAGGCATCGACCTGCTGATTTCGCTGATACAGGCTTTGCCGCAGATCATCACGACTATCGTGCAGGCGATTCCGCAAATCATCTCCGGTATTGTCAATGCCCTCATCGGGAACATCGACAAGATCATCATGGCAGGTGTGCAGTTGTTCGTTGCGCTGATTGAAAACCTACCTACTATTATCGTGGAGATCGTCAAGGCCGTGCCGCAGATCATTGCGGGCATCGTGAAAGCCTTCGGCTCTCTGATGTATAAGATCGTGGAGATCGGCGGCAACATCGTCAAGGGACTGTGGAACGGTATTACCCAGCTTGCCTCGTGGCTGTGGGATAAAGTGTCCGGGTGGATCTCCTCCATCTGGGACGGCATCTGCGATTTCTTTGGTATCCATTCGCCCTCGAAGGAGATGGCGTGGGTCGGCGAAATGCTGGTCAAAGGTCTTGCAGGCTCCATTGACGATAACGGCGATGAAGCGGTCAAAGCCGCAGAAGGAGTGGCAGAGGACATCAACGGCGTCATGGGCGACCTTGCCCACGATATGCAGACGGCTCTGCCCACCGACTTTGACGTGAACGGCTCGATCCGCTCTGCCGTGGACGGCGTGGTCGGTAAGGCGGCGTCCGCTTTCACCATTGCCCTGAACATTACGAACTTCAACAATTACAGCAGTGAGGATATCCGTCAGCTCACCTCCGAAGTCATGGAAACGGCGAATCAGTTCGCCCAGCGGAAAGGAGTGGTATTCGCATGAGCTATTTTACCTACAACGGCCGCAGTTCCGCTGAGTTCGGTCTGCATATCGAGAAGAAGGACGTGTTCTCCGCACCGGAATACGATGCGGAGTTCATTTCCATTCCCGGCAGGAGCGGAGATATCATCAATCCCAACCGCCGCTTTGCCAACATCAAGGTGAGCTACACGGTGTTCCTCGCACGGAAGAACGTAGCCGCCCTTGCATCCGACCTGCGGGACATCAAGGGCTGGCTGTATTCCGAGCCGGACAGATACCATGAGCTTACTGACTCCTACGATGCGGAGTATTTCCGCTACGGCGTCATCTCCGGCAATCTGGACATTGAGGAGCAGCTGAACAAGGTCGGCAGCTTTACCGTGACATTCAACTGTAAACCCTTCAAATACAGCTTTGCGGGGCAGAAAACAGTGGCAGCAGACGCTTCCGAACTGACGATTACAAATCCCACTGCTTTTGAGAGTCGACCGTATATTAAGCTATACGGCAGCGGTGCGGTAGCACTAATGATGCAGCCCCAAGGCCGGGGCATGATGATTTCCAATCTGGATGAGTACATCGAGATCGACAGTGAGCTGATGAACTGCTTCCAGGGTACGATTCTCAAAAATGATGCGGTCAAAGGGGCGGAATTCCCAGTCCTCAAGCCGGGTGTTTGCACCATCAACTGTACCGGCGATGTAACGAGGATTGAGGTCATTCCGAGGTGGTGCTGTCTATGATCCCTGTACTCTACGCCGCAAACGCCACGGACTTCAGTTCATTCGGCCACGGTGCGCTGACGGATACCATTTCCTGCGAAATCACAGAGGAGCGCAACGGTGTGTTTGAGTGCCTGCTCAAATATCCCATCAGCGGTCAGCACTATGGGCTAATCACGAAAGAGTGCATCATCAAGGCAAAACCCAACGACACCGCCGCCGACCAGGCATTCCGCATTTACCGCATCACGAAACCCTTAAACGGCATCGTCACGATCTACGGTCAGCACATTTCTTATGACCTTGCCAATGTGCCGGTGCTGCCGTTCAGTACCGATAGCCGCTCTCCGCAGCTTATTCTCTCGCAGCTGCTTGCCGGAGATACACGCTTCACGGGCTGGACGGACTATTCGGATGCAAAGGCATTCTCCGTTACGCAGCCGAAAAGCGTCCGAGCCTGCCTTGGCGGCACGGAAGGCTCCATGCTCTCCAAATGGTACGGCGAGTTTGAATGGGACAACTTCACGGTAAAGTTCCATTCGCACCGTGGGCAGAAGACCGGAGTGGTCATTGAATACGGCAAGAACCTCATCGCATTGGAGCAGGATGAGGACAACAGCGGCGTGTATACCGCACTGCTCCCGTATGCCGTGTACACCCCGGAAGGCTCGGACACCGAAACGGTGATCACGCTGCCGGAGATAACGCTCCCCATTGTGACCTCGGAGATCGTCCGGGCGAAAACGCTTATCATGGATTTCTCCGACCAGTTTGACGGAGTTGTGACCGAGGAAGCCCTCAGAGCAAAAGCAAACAGTTACATCAAGGCAAATCCGCTGGGTGCGACCATCCCTACGGTGAAAGTCTCCTTTGAGCCGCTGTGGAAGCAACCGGAATACTCGGCGCTTCTGGAGCGGGTCAACCTTTGTGATACCGTCACCATCCGGCACTCGGCATTGGGAGTCAGCGTCTCCGCTATGGTCATTGAAACGGTGTACGACACCCTTGCCGAGCGGTACAAGAGCATTTCCCTCAGTCAGAGCAAGTCCAGCATGATCACCACCATCTCCGAGGTGCAATCAACGGTTGATAAGGTGGAATCCACGGTGGGACGCTTTCCGAAGCTGCTCCAAAACGCCATCGGTAAAGCCACCGGGCTTATCACCGGCCAGAGCGGCGGCTATGTGGTTATCCACACCAGCGAGGAAAACGGACAGCCCTATGAGTTGCTCATTCTGGACGCTCCCTCTATTGACGATGCCGTAAATGTCTGGCGTTGGAATGTAGGCGGCTTGGGATTTTCCCATGACGGCTACAACGGTCCCTATGAAACCGCCATCACGGCAGATGGTCAGATCGTCGCAGACTTCATCACCTCCGGCTCCCTGGTGGCGAACATCATCAAGGCAGGCGTTATCCAGTCCCAGGACGGCTCGTCCTGGTGGGACTTGGAGAGCGGCGAAGTCGTGCTTCGTGCCTACGCCACCAGCAAGGAGGTCACCGAGGTCAGCGACCGCATTACCACCATTGAGGAGCAGAAAATGCTCCGGCTCGTCATCATCTCGTCCAACGGGAACATCTTCAAGAACGGTAATGTGAAAACGCTGCTTTCCGCCAAGGTGTACTCCTGGGACGAGGACATCACCGACACGCTGGATGCCAACCGGTTTATCTGGACAAGGGTGTCGGAGGACACAGAAGCGGACAAGGTCTGGAATGAACAGCATTTCGGCGGCGCAAAATCCGTGGTCATCACCGGTGCGGATGTCAAAGTCCGCGCCACTTTTTATTGCGACCTCATCGACACCACGACCAGGCAGAGCCTGTTATAACGGAGGAATTCACTATGGCAACCACAGAACCCACAACAGAAACCGGCACAGTGTCCGGTTCAGATACAACAACTTCAAAGGAGGCTTCTCACATGAGCAAAGCACAAGGCCAGTTTACCATCATCGACTACAATGACGCACTGACGCTGACGGGGTACATCGGCTCAAACCTCGCCAAGACTCAGATGTATAACCCCGACAACGGCAGTTATACCCCGGACTGGAAAACGAAGAACCTCGTTCTGACGCCCAGCCTGTATGTCATCGGCACCACCGCCGACCAGATCGCCACCGCCAATGTCACCTCGGTCAAGTGGTATGTGGGCGACAGCAACACCGCCATTACCGCAGGTACGAACTACGCCCTCAGTGGTGCCAAGAGCCACATCCTCACGGTCAAGGCCAATGTCATGGCGGAACTGCCCGGCATCGACTATCGCTGTGTCATCACCTACAAGGACGAAAGCACCGGTCTGTCGCTGACCCATCCACTGACCATTTCCTTCTCCCGTGTGGTCAACGGCTCCGGTATCGTTGACCTGCTGGTTACCACGCCCAACGGAAATGTGTTCAAGAACGAGGAGGTCGCCAGTCTGACCGCCAAGGCCGAGCTGTGGCGCGGCTCTACGGTGGATACCACCAAGGTCAGCTACAAGTGGGCGGTCATGGACGCTTCCGTCACCGCTGCTTCTTCCACCGGCTACGATGCAGACTTCGGTATCGGCTGGCGCAAGCTCTCGGATACCGCCGACAAATACACCGGCACGGCCACCAATACGCTTACGGTCTACGCCGCAGCGGTGGACAGCTACGCTGTGTTCAAGTGCTGTGCCCAGGACACGGATTCCGCATCCGCTTCTTATAACACGAAGT